CGATGTCATTCCATCCGTTACCATTGACGTGCCAGTCGCGGATTTGCGCCACCGTGCAGTCGCGGCCTTCGGGGGTGGCCGTGCAATGGAGAATGATTTTATTGATTTTACGCATCACACAGGGATGTTATGGAGTTTCATGCGGGAAACGAGAATGTTGTCAAGTTGCGCCATGAATTCAATTTGCAAAATAATAAGCGACTGTTCCTCGGGTGAGAGGCGCATAAACCGGGATTGATTATCGGCGAACAATCGCAGATTTTTAAGATGCCTTGCATTGCGGCTTTGCTGCTCGGCAAGACGAAGTTCAAACGGTTTCATCGGATTTTGTATGGTTAGATTTTTCTTTATCTCGGATAGCCTCGATAAACGGTTTGATTTGGAAATTAAGGTCAATACCCATGAAAGCGCCGGCGGCCACAAGCAGCATGCCGAACACGGTGATGACAGACGGGTGAATCTCACCCACCGGAGGCATGTATAAAGCCAGTATCACCACGAGCATGCCGAATACTACCAATAGGAAGGCCAGTATGGTCTGAATGGTGATTCGTCGCTTGAATGTTGTGATAGTTTGAGACATAGCGGAGAGAGTTTTTTGTTGGTTAACACTACAAATGTACAACCGCACGATTGCAAGGCAAAAGACGAAACAGGCTAAAGAACACCCGAAGGGTCGATAAAAGCGGCACCCGAATACGGCCGTTTTTCACACCCGATATATAGAGTGTCAAAAGCATCAGTGCCATCAGTTCTCAGTTCAAGGCGGTCATCCTCTGTTTCGGCCAGTTTCTCTCCGGACTTATCCTTTTGGAAGCCGTTTCGGCCTCGGCTGACGCCGGCAGACTGAATGGCTAAAATAAGATCATCGTTATTCTGTCGGTTGAAGTATGGTGTCAGGCGGTTAAGCCCTGCAAATCCTCGATTGATTAAATTGTACTTCTCATCGTGGCGCATAGGATTGCCAAGAGGCGTGGCAACCACATGCCACCCGTGTTTCTCAAACTCGTTGATGATAGTGTAACGGAAATCGACCGAGTTGACAGCATAGTTAGAGCCAAGCGCAGTTGTATCATAGTAGAAAACAACTGTCTTGCACTTGTGATGGGCATAGTATTGGCAGAAGTCGGCAACGAGCGCCGGTATCTTCCGCTCATATTTCACATAGAACGACTTCAGCACGTTAAGGCGACCGAGACGTTCATCAGGCTGTCCGGCGACAATCCAGTTGATGTTGGCATTGTAGTCCATGCCGATGCAGATAGGCCGGAAACGGTCAAGGTCGCGGTCGGCGCGGCAGTCCATAGCCTCCGGTTGGAAGTCAAAGCCAATGGTGTCGAGGTATTCAAAATCACTGTCATTATACTTGTGGTCCTCTTTCATCGAGGAATAGAAGCCGTCGCGGGCTATGCCTATTTTCTGACACATGATTGATGTCTGAAAAGTAAGCGGCGTGAGGTCGCGCTTCATATCGCGGAGATATTGTTCCCCGAGCAACTGCACATTCTCCACCGAGGAATATTCGCGGTAGTAAGTGGCTATGGAGCGCAGTTTGTTGATGTTCGCATCGAGGCGGCGCAGATGGCCACGGAGGTAAGCCGGAGGCTCAACTCCTTTCTGACGCATCTCGATAATCGTCTGCTTCTGTCGCCACTGCTCAACCACCCCGGCCTCAATGGCACGGATAATCTCCATATTTCGGTCGGTCTTCATGTCCTTTTCATACTCCAAAAACCATGAGCCTTTCTTGCTCTGTGGCATATCGGAGAGAATGAGCATTGCATGATTGAAGGAGTGGCGCGAGAAATGGGTCTTGATGCCACCATTGGCAGGAATAGTTTCCTGATGGAGTTTTACAGGGTCGATAAACTTGGCTTCGTCAATAAGCAGCCATGAAAGCGTCAGCGAATTGGCCGCGCCCTTGCGGTCCTGCGAAAGTATGACCGCAAGCGAGCCGTTGTAGAACGAAATTACTTGCTCCCAGTCATCCGGTTTGGTTATAGGTTTGGCAAATGATTTTGGCGGCTGACGACCGACAACAAAGTGGACGCCGCGTTTGAATCCCCACCGCTCCCAAGCAGCAAAGAGTCCCGGGAGCGTATTTGTCAAGCCGTGTTTGAACGTTGGCACCACAATACCACCGGTAGAGCCGGGCATCCGCTGCATCATCTTCAACACATACGGGGCGGCTATGGAGTCGGTCTTGCCAGTACGGCGTCCTGCCACTATTACAGTGGTGCGGGCGGCGATAAGTTGCGCCATCAGCTGCGGGCGATTAAAGTAAACTTGCTTGGCTTTCGGGTTGACTTGGGGCATTTTTATCAGGGAATAGATGGTCTTCCTCGAGGTCAGCCTCTTCAAATTCCACATCCTGAATATCGGGGTGGTCGCGGAGGAGATCCTTTGTAAGTTTAGAAACGTAGTTGTAATAATCCGGGATAGGCGTAAGGCCGAGCACCGTGGGGTCTGTAGTGGCACACCAGGGCTGTACAGGAATAAGGTCATACTCCGGCATGAAGTCATCGGGCTTGTCGAGTCCGTTGGTCTTCACCATAGTGGCGATAACACGCTCCATTGTCTTTGTGTCCTTGCGAGCCTTGGCCATTGCATAGGTTTCCGACAGCATCTCATTAGCCTTTGCCCGGTAATACTCCTTTGACTTGCAAGAGAGCAGCGGCACAAGCTGATGGATAATGCCGATGTCGGAATAGGCTGTAGACTGTGAAACGCCATAGCGCGACATTATTTGGTCGCGCAACTGGCGGTCCTTCATCGAAGGGTTCGACAGCCAATAGTTATACATGTCCCTAAGCCTGAGGACGCGCTCCGCAAGCGGCACAGGGTATTTGTCGCGGAGTTCATCTTCCGAGGCAAACAGATCAACCTTACAGGCTTCGAGTGGAGACGGTAAATTAGGCATGATGCAAGTAGACAAAAACGCTTATTTTGACAAAAATGTAAGAATAAGACTGTTCGTGAAGTGCTTATTCATCATCTTCCATATCAAGGAGAGCCTTTTCCGACATTTCCAAAGCGGCGGGAGAGCCGACACGCGCGAGCATGGCCATCTGCTTGCGAATCTCAATCTTCTGTGAAATCTTGCCCTTGAGATAAGCAATGCGAGCCGGATGGTCGACACAGTTTATGTCTGCCTTCAGTTCAAGTTCCGGCACACCGATAGAGATTGCTATTTCGGTGGGCGGCATATAGAGCGATGCGAGCTGCTCAATTGTTAGCAACTGTTCGGGCGAATACTTCATGGAAAGGAACTGATTGTCGGGTAATCAAATAATCAAGTTGTGAGTGCAACATATCATATAGAGCGGTATCGGTAGAGATTGAGCCTGATTCGTAGCGGTTGCCCCGAGTCAGGTTCTGCGACATTATCACCGACACCTTCCAATGCTCGTTCGACACCAACAGCAACTTGGAATGGTTGTCGGCCAGATAGCAGTTCTTGACCGTCTGTGCGATGAATGGCCACAAAATTAGGGTCTTGTTGGTGGCCTTGAAGTCGAGGACTATGTCGAGTGAACGGACGAGATTTTCTTTCTCTATGAAAAATATCCTGCGGAGGAATTCCTCCGAGATAGAGAAAGATGTCATCTGCACGTCAGCCGGGCCGGTCTGACCGAGTATCCACCTGAGCACGTCCGCCACTTGCAGGGCGTTGCTCAAATAAGCCTGATGCGGCGTGTCGGCTAAAGGTTTGAGTATATCAATTATTGACACAGTCCTTCTCATAGAAACGTAAGATGAAATCAAAGTAGGCTTGCATCGCGCATTTTGTTTCGTAGTCGCTCCGAAGGTTCAAGAATTTTAGCATACGCTTCTCGTATGCGGTCAGCGAGGGATTCGTCGGGAGTTTTGGAATACTTGCCGAGAAGGAGGTTGCAGAGTTTGGCCGCGTTTTTAGATTCGGAGCGAGGGTCGATGGTCGGGGCAATGGCAGCGACAGGAGTGCCTTTAATGTAGTGGTCATATTTATCCCAGTTAGAGCGGTAGAGATTATCCTGTTCAATGAGATACTTCGCAAGCGGATAGCGGTCGCTGTCCGGGCAAGTGGAATTTTCGGGACTGATGAGCCGGATTTTGGTATGTGCATCGCGCATACGCTTCAGAATATCGGCATTGTCGACATACAACTGCTGCACCTCTGCGGGCAATTGTTCATGGTCGGCACGTTTGCCCCGCTGAAATTCCGTGCGATTCGACGGTTCAACATTTTCAAGCCCGCGGCTCTTGGCTATGGCATTCACCTGAACCATCATGTCAGCCACCTGTTCATGGGTAATGTCGGCGAGACGCTGCTTGTATATTTTCTGAAGGTTGTACTCTATGACTCCGGCGTGATACCGTAGATTGCGGCTCACGTTGGCATAGAGGATTTTGTTGCGAGTGACTTGCAGAAGAAGCGTAGCGCCGGCCTGAAGGTCGCGCTTTGACGGCTCTGTATCAAGCCATTCCTTGATTTTGGGTGTAAGTTCGAGGTCAATCATTATATCTTATTGTTAATTCCGGCGATGAAAAGCAGGGTTTTGTTGTATGGCAGGAGCAATTCGTGCATACCTTTGAGCGTTGAGCCTGTGGTGACGAAGTCATCAAACACTATGACGTTAGGCTCTTTCGGCAGTACATTGAGAGTGAACACGGCATTGATGCGCTGACGCGAGTGGCAAAAAGCAACATCCTCATAGAATGGGATTTGCAGCCGCTCGTGAATTCCGATGCAAATAAGCGTGGCAAAATTGCGCTCCTTGTGACGACGTTTCGGCGAGGTGCAGATGCACCAGTGGCCGACGTTCATCGACGGGCCGAGCACCTTAACAAGAAAATCCGACACGGCATCCGCAAAGTGCGGTATTTCTGCCGGGTCGGACTTTATCTCGGTGAGTGTTCTGCCCATCAGGGACTTTTGCCACAGTGACAAAAACCACAGCCCGGCTCGCGGGGTGATGCGAGGCCGGAACTCGAAGTTGCAACGAGCCTCGGTTGATTTATCCCAACTCTTTCGGGCATGTACAGCGAAAATATCCTTGCCGCCGACAGAAAGATCACCGAGAGCCGGAGAGCCTTCCGCCACTTCATAGTCTGTCAGGATAGAAGCAACGACCGACTGCAGGCTCTCGGTGTTCTGTTCAGTATGGCTGGTGTCAAGCGCCTGTGGCCTCGTTGATGGTTCCATCTTCCGTCTCGATAGGACCGGTGTAGAATGGAGCGTCGGCAACGTCATCGGCCTCAAGGGCGAAGGTAGTGCCGGCACTGCCTGTCGCCCCCTGACCATTGTCACGCGAAGGCGAAACGGTTGCGCCGTTGTACTTTTCGCAGCCGACAACACGGAAACGACCGTTCATATCCTCGACGAGCGCAACGACACGAGTGTTGATGAGCGATGTGGCAGCGGCAGCAGCCTCCTCGCCGATACCCGGGTGGATGATGTTGGCAGTAACCTTGAAAGTCTTCGAGGGTTCCTCGCCCTGAGTTTCAGACTTGAAGTCAGCCTTGCTCGGCAAGTGGTCGTAAGGCAGCCACTTTTTGCCTTCGGCAAGAGTGAACGCGCCCTGATATGTAGCCGAAGTCGGGCGTCCAAATTCATCGGTGGGGAGAGTCGGCCAGCCCATAATGTCGGACACGGCCAACAGATACGCGCGGCGTTTGATGCCGGGCGATACAGGCACGCCCTCGCAGTGCTTGAGCGACTTGAGGGTGGCGAAACATGTTTTAGCGGATTCAGCCATAGTTCAGATTATTATGAGTTATGCCTTTGGAGTGAAGTCCACGATGCGCAGACGGCGCGGGTCGATGGTGCGGAACTGGAAGCCGAGCCACATGTCCGATGCCATCGAAAGGTCATAGTGGCCCTTGCGCATGATGTCGGTAGAGGTAGCATCGCCAGTGTTGTAGACACCGGCAAGCA